ATTTGATTGTGCGCCATTAACAAATATTTCATAAGGAGCACATCTTATTTCATATAAATCACCAAAGGTTAATGAAGGGTCTTTAGGTACTAGAATGGCTGAACTAATTAATCCATTTAAATTAGAATGTAAATAAGCACTCAATTCACTAAAGAAGAAAGTATCACCAAAATCCCAATTATCTATGCTGAAGTAGTCATTCATTGCAGTTAACACCGCAGAACGAACTTCACTATCACTTGCGGTTGTTAAGCTAGATTTAATTACTTTAATAGTCGCCTGTAGTTGCGGAGTTGCTTTATCACCAAACAATGGTTTAAAAGTAACACTGTTGAATACAACTGTATCACTCATCATTTTGTAATCATTTACTTTGTTATATTCCTGAGATAATTGTTCAACTGTAGGTTTAGCTGGTTCTGATATTGTTCCTGTAGTATCTTTTATCCAATTAGTATAAGATGTATAATATGCTAAAGTAACAACATATAAATCAATTATATTTGTTGTACCTGGATCTATTCTAGTGGTGTTATTACTTAAATGGTTATATTGAAAAAATAAACTTTGTCTTCCGGTAAGAGCAGTATAGTTAGTAACCTCAATTAGATTTATAATATTTAGTGAAGTGGTATCGGCAACTGACTCGTAAAATTTATTTTCACTATATGCGTAAAATATTTGACCAACTGGATATTCATACTTAACTACTTCAACATCATTTTTATTAGCATATGCATAATTTATTAATACTGGTTCAGTCAATCCATTTTTTGTAAGATAATTAATATCAGTGAAAGTTTCTATAAAAACAAAATACCCTGTATTTGTAGAACCAAAAGTATAACCTGTAATTGTACTGAAGAAATCTGGGTTATCTATTAATGATGAATTTTTTGAATCCAAACTACTTACTTCAATTGAATAATCGTCTGGGTACCCATCAGCTTCGATTGTTTGACCAACAACATTTAAACTAAAATCTTCACCCAATATAGAAAGTGTATTTGGAGTCGTATTAGTTTTTAATACTTTTACTTTATCGTATGCTAGTGTTCCTGATAATGGATCAAAAATTATTTTTTCAGAGTCAAAGGTAAATCTAGTATTTTTCACACTTCCAAAGTAATATGTGATTGCCTTACTTGTAATACGATAGGATCCGTCACCTAAACTTTCAAATTTTACAAGTGCGTCAGGTCTACTGTAATCACCTAAAAACCATCTATCAACATTAACTGGTAAACTGTTTATATAATACAATGAAAAGCTTTGTAGGTTTTCAAAATAATCTAAAACTAATTGTAGTATTGGAGTTGGTAAGACATTATCGAAAACAGGTATGATTGTATCTAAAATTGCACCAGTGGATACAAACTTACTTAAACTTACTGGCCCTAATCCATTATATAAATTACCTGCCCCGCCATTGAATCCATCATCAACTACATTAAGTACGTTTACCCACATGAAGGTGTTATTGATTGATGGGGCTGCTCCTGAAACCAATCTGTCATTTTGAAAATAGTAACCAGATGGCGCAACAAACTTTAATAGTGCGCCAGCAGTACAATACTTCATGTTGTATGCATTATAAATTCCTGCAGAAACTGGACCAGCTAAATTTTCAAAATATCCAGTTACTAGCGTACCGTCATAACTTGTTTGATTCCAAGTAGTTACACCGTCACCCGAAGCAACATTAATGCTATACCTGTTGGCACTTACAACATAGTATTGATATAAATTTCTATTAGAAATTATTTCTAAAATTTGATTACTAAACAATCTATTAGCTGAACCTGATGATTGACTTACATTAAAATCATAAAATTTATCATTGCCGTTATAGTATAACGCTCCATCATCAGCAAAACTTGTAGTGCTAGAATATTTTCCAGTTGGATCTAATAAATCGAAATTTCTTGAAATGCCAATTGAACTTCTGTTCAAAGCTTTTGTTTTAATAATAGAACTGTATAAGGTATATGGAAAATTATTATAATCTTCACCATTAACCATTCTATTCTGTGCATAAAAATGTACAGGGGCTTTGGCTTTAATGTCACCAATTGATTCTCTTGACTGTGCGTTATTAACAGGTTGTGTTAGTTCAACAGTTATTGTCAATGTTTCAATACGATTATATTTGCTGATATAACTAAATGTTAGTGTTGTGTTTGTAAGTTCTGCAGGATCAATCGTATACTGTAATCCATTACTTGATCTTACATATGATCTGAATGAACCCACTGGAATTTCACTAAAAACACCATCACCAAAAATGTAATTAACCTGATCGTTAAATCTTGATGTTACAGAGAATACTGCTTTTCTTGAATTTTCTTCACGTAAGTATGTGTTGGCATAAAGATTTTCAACTTGTAGCCAATTTAATAATTCATTAGTTGTAGGATCTATTTTATATAACCATGTGTCAGTGTTATTAACACCTTGTATTTCTCCAATTGGAATAACTTGATTTGCGATTTGTTGATTTAGTGTAAAATCAAAATTAATCAATGATCCTTGTTTAAAATATAAGAAGAATCCAGTATTTAAACTACCATATCCCAATTTATCGTTTCTATAAAGTATATTAAACGTTCCCTTTGGATTAGGAGGTATTTCATAAACGTAAGTCTCGTTAAGTGACGTTGCGCTTACACACTCAAAATTCATTGTAACGCCACCTATAGTAGCATTAAAGGGTAGCACTGGTAGTAAAGTGTTTGGTATTCTTAACGTATATTCTTCAGTTTTAATATTTGATATTTCTTGTGTATTACCGGGTCTACCAGTGCGTTGACTATCAACTAATGTAGCATTGATTATTGAATTGAATTGCTCTAACCAATTTGGGTTAGCTGGGTCATTCCAAAAAACAGGTATACCAGCAAGTCCTAATCCATTAACATCAATGACATTTTCTGTGGTTGTAATGCTGGTAATCTTTAAAAATCCTTGTGCTGCATTGTTTCGTTTAGGGTTGTAATTAACTAGATTTGCAAGCTTAATTACACTATCTCTACGTTCTGCAGTGTCAATAAAGTTTTCACGTGTGTTTAAATCATCTCTAAATGCTACAGCCTGACCCATAAAGGCTATCACATCAAGTAGGGCTATAAATTCACTACTTTCTACATAGTCGTTAAAGGTTTCAGGGTAGTAAAGGCGTAGATAATCTATGAAACTTTTTCTTAAAGTTTCATAATCGTAGCTCTGAAAATTTGCTTGACTGTATGTTTTATAAACAGTTTTCCAGTCATTTACGCCAAAAATTGTAGCCTGTCTTGAACTTGTAGCCATACTTTTTATCTCTTTTTTAATATTTATCTAATCTGAAAACGCACTATTTTCAACGGTTATTTAACGATACAAGACCGCTACCTCTATCAAAATTCAATTGAAGTAACTGAACTTGGTTAGTACTTGAAATAGCTAGCTCAACTTCTGTAAGAAATCCATTATCATAGGGGTAAGTTGTAATTCTTCCTAAAATAACCCTAGGATCTAGTGATGCAATTCTGCGTATTTCATTATCTATTTGAATTTGAACTTCAGGGACATTAGGTTCAAAGATATAAGTCCAAATAGATGTACCATAAGCAGGATTTCCCACTTTTTGCCCCTGCGGTGTGTTTAGTGCGTTCAGGAAATCAACTACCACTAGTTGATCGTCAAACAGACTAAATTTTTTATTTGGATATAAAGGAGTCACAACTGACCCAGGACCGCCGCTAATTCCCGGAGGAATTATTGACGGTTTTTGTTTATTTGTAAAAAGTGTACTAAATCCTTTGTATATAACCATTTTTGTAATCTCACTTAAGTATATAGTTCTGCATAGGCTGCATCAAGCGCAGTCTGTATGTACGTAATTTCATTTAGTGTATCCTTGTAATTACGTAGGGCAGTTACTGTTTGGTATGCGTTCTCACCATATGTTGATAGTGCTTCACGCCATTTAATTCTATTTTCTACTTTTAAAGCCTCTTGAACTTGCAATTGTGCTAGTAAATCATTATATTGTTCTAATATTTCTGCATTAGGTGGTTTAGAAGTTGTACTATCTGAATAAGGTAGTGAGATTCTACTATCACCATAAATTTCTGCAGTGGCAGCTTTACTTGACGTTCTATCTACTGTA